GCCATCTGGCGCTGAGCCACCGTTTGCGGTTACTGTTGAGTTTGCCCCAGAAGCCCAGTTCGCTCCAAATCCCGTGCTGTTAGTCAGCAAGTTCGTCCGTGCTTCCTCAATCAGCAAGCCCTTGGGTGCAAGCGTTACAGGGTCGTAATCAAAGCGGGGGGTCGTTGTGCCTACGGTCTCAATAAAACCAGAGGCATTTACCCGCGTGGCCGATGTGCCCCTGCTGAACGTAATGCGGGGGTCGAGAAACGGCGATAAGAAGTTTAGCGACATGGCAGGGCCGCCATCATTGCGCGATATACCCAAGCCAAGTCCTAAACGCATAGACATGACTCCTGATTTTACCCGCTCTCGCAGTGCCATACGCTCGGTTGCACGTTAGCTGTCGGAGACTACGCTGGATGGAGGCGGGATGGCCCTAAAGCCAATACGAAAAAGGGCCGACGCGATGCCGACCCTGTGGGAGAAACAATTCTCCATAATTCTTTTCGTGCATTCGCATATTTTGCAACAAATGTCAAGCCGCTAATTCCCTAAGCACCTCAATCGCCATGTCCAGCTTGTACTTGTCATGTTCCATTCCCTGCTTGGCAATGATTGCGTCTAGCCAATTCGGGCCGGTGTCTGGATTAATGTCGATAGCCAGCTCGTCAAATGCCCGGCGCTTGTCGCGTCCCATTGCATCGATCCGCCGCAGCGTTGCTGTCAGCCATTGTTCGCGCTCTAGGTTGCCATCACCCCCTGCGCCTGTCTTTGTGCCTAACGTGCAGCTTATGCGGCCTGTGCCTAGCATTGGCCAGTAAGCCCGCGCAATGGCCCTGCCTGTGTCTCTGAGCGCGATTCCGTCCTCGCCTAGCAGCCCGTGCACGAATGCCCGCCCTAGCGCGTCGGAGCCGTCTGTGCCGTATAGCGCAAACTTATCCGCTGCCTTGTCGCTGCCTTTGTCGAAGCGTGGTTGCCCTGCCCGTGATAGCTGCCCGCTCTTTGTCCGCTTTCCAGCCTTCCTGTTTCGTCCCCGTGCCATGCCCGTTACCCCTTTGGAAAATCCGTTGTCGTTGTCCGGCGCAACATCTCTGCCCCGATCCGGTCTCTGGCCTCGCCCATCGAACAGCCATGCCATTGCGCCACGCGTTCTATTGCACCCATGCTGGTGAGTTCGTCGCTTGAGCAAAAGCGCAGATCGCGTCCGTCAGCTTGCAGCGCAGCCCCCCAGTTGCCTTCGCCTGTGTCAATCATCTCAACCCCGCTTTCCACGCTTCCCGTGCCCAAAGTTTCATGCCCTCACTTGACCAAATATGCCCTGCCCAACGCTTCCTTGCCTCTGCCAGCAATGCCGTCCGCTTTGTGCCTGACGATTGCTGGATTCGGGCGAGGTCAATCATCAAATCACTCGCACTCAACAAATTCACTGGTCCTGAAGTCGAACGAGACGTTGACGATGCCTTTCTTGCCGGGCAGTCCCATGCGAACCTTGGTAACCAGAATGTTAGCGCGGTTTTCGTTTGGATCGGGGCGATGGTAGGTCAGGCCGTAGTCAGCCTTGTTCGCCCAGTTTGCGCTGCCTGAAATATCGTAAAGGCCCGGAATCTTCTTGTGGCCCTCTTGCGGCTTTGTCGGGTGAGCAATGATCCAGAACGCAACGTCATATTGCTTGGCGAACCGCTTCACCATGCGAAGGCAACGGCTGATGTAATCCGTTTCGGTCTCGTCGCGGTTGCGCTTGTGTTCGACTTCATTCCACGGGTCGAGGACAATCATTTTCACCCCGTCGCGGGTTACGGCAATGCGGCAATATTCCAGAAACGCCTCAAGCGTCATCTCTGCATCTTCGTCCACAGACTGCGTGATAATCCGAAGGCGGTTGCGCAAAATGTCGTCAGCGTCGGTTAAATCCACCGTCCGAAGGTCTTGCTTGCCGCAACGCATAATCGCCATGCGCAGCCCGTCGATCAGGATTGGCTTAACGTCCGTTTCAAAGCTGGCAACGCATACGGGGAAGTTATACCGAAGGCAGTTGCCGACGATGCTGTTCATCAACGTGGACTTGCCCATGTTTGCAAAGCCAGTGACAACCGTGAGAGTGCCGGGGACAATGCTAATCATGTCCGACAATGCCGTGACGCCTACCGGATAGCTGCGAACCTCGCCGCGCTCTGGGAAGTCATCAATCGTGTAAAGCCCCTTGATTGGATAGGGCTTGGCTGTGGTAATCATATCCACGACGCGCTGTGGCCCGTATTCGGTCAGGACTTCGTTCAAGTCTTTGCACGGGAACGGGTAATCCAGAAACTTGCAACGCTCTGCGCCAAGCAATGCCGCAAGGTCGCTGGCTAGGTTATAACCTGCTTGGTCAGCATCGACTGCCAGCACAAACTGGCCGACGTTCTTCAGCAGCTCTGCGTGACGGTCAACCCAATCATACCGCTTCGCCGTGTTCAAATCTTCAGTTTGCGATGCGGGCGCACCGTTGGGGACTGACACCACGAATTGAAAACCCGCTGTTATCGCCGCCAGTGCATCCCACTCCCCTTCCGTGATAATCACGGGCGCTTGGCCGGACTGCACTTTCGGGTCGAGCAAGCAATCCGCGTTCCACAACAACAGAGGCGCTCCGGGGTCCATCATGTGCTTCTTTTCGGAAGTCAGGCGATGCTTGCGGTTCACAACCTCGCCGCGCTCCCAATACGGGACCGTGAGCCATTGCGCCCCGAACTGTGGAGTTGTCGTTAGCCCAAACTTTTCGGCAAGCATTGGATCGATCCCGCGAGCCTGTATCCAATCCCTGTGGCGTTCGTGCATTGTCATTTCCCGTTGCTCCTTTGAAATTGCAGTTGTGGCAGAGCCAGATCAGGCCCCCGTCAGTTTTTGATACGCTTAGGCAGCGGTCACGCTTGTTGCGCCGTGTCTGGCTGCACTGGGGGCAAAGCTGCTTGCCCGCTTTTGTGGGTTTCCAGTTCAGCATGTTGGCATTTCCACTACGTTCGTATTTTTCATGCAGCGTTCAATGAACGCCACTGGGTCAACAGCCCGCTCAAGTTGAGCCGCCGTGATTGCCTTCGCTACGGTTGTTTGCTTCCCGCCCTTGCACCACTTGCCAATGAGTGCGCCGGGGTTGTTGGAATGGGGTTTCAAATACGCCTTTGCGTTTGACCAAAAATCACTGTCCGAATTGCTTTTATCTTTAGATAAAAGAACCTCTGTATCTGTCTCTGTATCTGGGGGCGTTACTGTAACGTTTCGTTTTGCACGATGCTTCGCTACACGTTCGCTCGAAGTGTCTGATTTATATTGGAATTTACTCCAGTTATGGGGTTCATAACCATCCGTTAAGCGGTCGATTAACCCCATGCTTATCAGTTGTTCAACGCCCGTTGATAGGTGGTCTAAGCGACGGTTAAGCACATACCTAAGATCATCTAGGCATGGGATTGAACCATCATTTTCAGACGCCACGGCAAGCAATTCCACCCATAGGCGAAACTGTTTATCAGACAGGCGGGCGACCTTTGGATTACGCATCGCGTCGGCGTAAAAGCGGAACCAGCGGCTCATTTGTGTTGCAGTCCTTCGCGCTGGATAATCCACCAAGCTTCAAGGCTGGTGATTGCGCCATGCTCCCACGCAGCCACTACAGCGCGTTTAAGAATGGCTGGGACAAGCTCACCTATGGCGGCTGTTTCATCGTCATAGACGGGCCAGATGGGGCTTAAATCGCTCATAGGTAAACCACCACCTTTCCCGGCTTGATAGGCTCGTGGAAATGGTAGCTAGGCAAGAAGCGGCTATCGTTGATTGATAATGCGTCAGCGATGCCGTCAAAAAACGGCTTCATGCGATTGGCAAAGTTCACCCTATCGCCGCGATTGTCAGGCGGGTAAAAGTCAATGCGTATCGGAATGTCACCTTTGGCTGGTGGGCGGTAGCCAAGTTCCACGGCAGCCTCACGCGCCATTTCACGATATTCTTTGACGGTTGTTGTTTTGCCGCGCCACGAACCATTGTTGTGGCCCGATAGCGTTGATGGTGGGAATGGCAATTGTAGCACGTTCATGCCGCCAGCCTTTCCCAATAAGCTTGCAGATCGCCTGTGGTGCGCTTTGCGTGATAGCTGGCAAGCGCCTTGACTAGCGGATCGATGCCGTTGTCATTGGTCGTTTTGAGCGGTGGCGAAGGCTTTAAAGCCTCACCAACGACAACCGTGACACCAGCCCGGCTGCGCGGAATGCTGTGGCGCGGGTCGATGCCCATGACGATCTTGTCAATGTCGCAAGCGAACCAGTTGGTTCCATGCACTTTGTTAATGAAGTTAGCGACAGCGGCGCTGTCCTTAACCTGACGCGCCAGTTGCTTGGCTTCATACATGGCGAGTTTGCGGTTCATGCCTTGCCTCGATTCCGAAGCGACTGTGGCGTTCCAAAAACAGCGTCCAGATACCGCTGGCGGCGTTCCATTGACCAAGTGGCAAAGCGGCGGTCACGCAGATCGGGACGCGGCTTTAGCGTATCAGCCAAACGAGGCTTGCGTTGAGCGATCTCAATATCCGCTTCGCTAGGCCCCAGCGTTTTGATAAAGAGTTTTTGAAAGATATTCATAGCAAACAACCCCCCTAAATTCTTGGTAAATGCCTGTTAATAAAGTGCTTTTGCCTTGCCCTGTTGCGGCGTTACGTATCTTTACCTATTGCGCTAATTTTGAATTTGCCGATGATTAAGGCATGGACAGATTGGAATATGCGGGACGCGCTATCACCCCCCAGCGCGCCCCTTCCCGTGACGGGAAACAGGTTGGGGCTAGTGCCGGAGAGGAGCGCACTAGCCCCGCCGTGACGCGCAGTTTCGGAGAGCGCAGTCAGGCAACTCATTATGAGGCCACCGTGAGCGAAACGCCCTTTTCATCGGCAAGCCGCTTGAGACTATCGATCCGCCACTTTGGAATGCTGCCGGAAGTCTTCCAGCTTGATACCGTGGACGGGGTGAGATCTAGGGACTTGGCAACAAAACTTGTTCCGCCCAGTTGCTCAATAATTTGTGTTGCTGTCATCATGGGCTTGATTGTTACGATAAACGTAACTTAGATGCAACATCTAATTACGCTATTCGTTAATGACAATTCCGAACAATGGTCGCAAACCCCACCAATGCTTACACATGATGAAATTCTCGATGAGCTTCGGCGACAAATCGACAAGCGCCTGATAAAACAAGTTGCAATTGCAACTACCTTGGGTATTCCTGATTCAAGGGTCGCAGAAATGCGCAAAGGGACAAGACGCATCCAACCCAACGAAATGCCTGTGCTTGCCGGAATGCTAGGAATGGCATCGCAAGACCGGGTGATTGGTTCCACTCTGGGAGGAGTAAAGCGGATTCCTATTCTTGGTAAAGTTGCCGCCGGAGTGTGGCTAGAACAGTCCTTAACGCCTCACGATAACGACGACTACGTGGCTTATGACAACCTTGCGGGGGATGCAGACACAAGCAGTTTGTTTGCTGTTGTTACCGAAGGCGACAGCATGAATTTGGCATTCCCCGCGAACGCCGTGTTGATTTGCCGCCACATCCGCAACGGCTTCGTTACGATCCGCGATGGCGACTATGTTGTAGTCGAACGCGAGAACCACGACCTGCGCGAAATGACATGCAAGCGCATCCAGATCGATGCCAATGGCGACTTTTTGCTTGTCAGTGAGTCCACTAACGAAAAGCATAAAGAACCTATCCGCGTTCAGCGTTCAACCGATGACGATTACACCGACATAGGGGTAAACATCGTCGGCAAGCTGGTGCGGATCGTCGTGGATTTTGAGCGCCACTAAAATAAATTACGCTTATCGTAATAAAATGCTTGACGGGTAGCTTACGAATATCGTAACAGTGTTTCCAACGAAACGGAGACACGGTTATGGAAAACGCCCCTACCCTCGCTAGTCACGCTCAAGCCATGCTTTCGCTGGTTGAGTTCTTGCTCGCTAACCCAGACGATGTTCTGGATGCGGATGCTTACGATGCAATTGATGCGGCCCGCGAAGCTATTGCCAAGGCGGTGCAAGCATGAGCGCCACCCCTACCCTCGACGAACTCGCCCAGACCGCGATTGACGCGCTGGCAGCAATCAACCTCATCCAGACAGCTTGGACAAGCAGCGTTAAGCGCGGTGGCTATGCTGCGAACTTCCGCGATGCCCCACGCATCAGCGATGATCTGCTTGAGACGCTTTACGAAGAAATGGTTTTCTTCGACGCCGAAGCTGCCGAGACACTTTCCGAACTTCGCTTCCAGAAAGAGCCAACCGAGCGCGATTATGCCGGTGTGTGGCCTAGCGCATCGGAGTTGGCAGCATGAGCATCACCCTTGCCCAATTCGAGCGCATCGACAGCCTGTTGACGCAACAGCTTCGCGCTGGCCGCTTCGAAACGTGCGCCGATCCACGCGGCTATATCCAGAACAGCAACCGCCTTCTTGACGCCTGTGCTGATGCGCTGGGTTGGGAATTTACCGAACGCTACGCCAGCGCAGAGGATTGCGCCGCAGCAATTGTCACGCAGGCGCTGTTGTGCGCCGACTTTGTGGGAGAGAACGCATGAACCCCGCTGAACTCCTGGCCGACCTCACCGACCTGTTTGATGTAGCCATCAGCGACAGCTTGGACATCGATTGGGGCACCATTGACGGAGCGCGGGCTTGCGCCGCTGCATTGCTTTCAGATTCGGCGGTTCTCGCTGCGCTTGCGAAGGTGGCCCCATGATCCGCCTCCTTGCCACCGAAGCCGCTTGTGGCGCGGCATTTATCGCATTTTTGAGCCTAGCCCTTTGGATGGCTGGCGGAATGGAGCAAGTAGTATGATTACCAGTGAAACAATCGACAAGATCGCCCCAGCCTTTGTGAAGGCGCAGGCCGCTTGCAATGGTGCAAAGAAGTCCAGCAACAACCCGCACTTCAAGTCGAAATATGCCGACCTTGGTGCCGTCTGGGATGCTTGCGAAGGCGCACTAGAAGCCAACAAGCTTTCCGTCTTGCAAGGGCTTGGCGAAGTCATTGACGGCAAGATGCAGATCGAAACCATGTTGCTGCACGATAGCGGCCAGTGGATTAAATCGCTGGCGTCTATCCCCCTGCCCAAAGCCGACCCGCAGGGATACGGCAGCGCGTCCACATACGCCCGCCGTTATACGCTGGCTGCGCTTATGGGCATCGTTCAAGAGGACGACGACGGCAACGCTGCAAGCCGCCCTGTGCCGGAAAAGAAGGCCGAGCCACTAATCAGCACCGAACAGCGCCTAGACTTGCAAGGGCTTATCGAAGGCACTGGCAGCAACATCATTGCGTTCTGCCAATTCTATAAGATTGCATCGCTCCCCGATCTGCCAGCCAGCAAGTTCGACCATGCCAAGAAAAGCCTGATGAACAAGCTGGGCAAAGCGGGAGAGGCAGCATGACACCACAACGCACTCCCGAATGGTTCGCACAACGCGCCGGATGCCTCACCGCATCCCGTGTTGGCGACATGATGGCCAAGACTAAATCAGGCTATTCAGCAAGCCGCGCAAACTACGCAGCGCAACTGATAGCCGAGCGCCTCACAGGGACGCCAGCGCCATCGTTTAGCAACGCCGCTATGCAGCACGGCATCGATACCGAAGCAGAGGCCCGGAACGCTTATGAGTTCATTCACGGCGTTACCGTGATTGAAGCGCCGTTCGTGCGTCACCCAGTTATTGAATGGTCTGGCGCGTCACCCGACGGGCTTGTCGGCGTTGAAGGGCTTGTTGAGATCAAATGCCCCAATACGGCAACGCACATCGCCACGCTGCAAGGCTCCAGCATTGACCAAAAGTATATCTATCAGATGCAATGGCAGATGGCTTGCACCGATATGAACTGGTGCGACTTTGCCAGCTTTGATCCGCGCCTGCCCGTTGAAATGCAGCTGCACGTTCGCCGCGTCCACCGTGACGATGCGCTGATAGCCGAGATCGAAGCGGAGGCAATCGCCTTCCTTGATGAAATAGCCGCAACGGTTGCGGACTTAGAAAACACCTACAGGAAGGCAGCATAATGCAAAGCATAACCATCACAGGCGGATTAGGCCGCGATGCCGAACTTAAAAGCACACAAGGCGGCGACAACATCCTCTCGTTCAGCGTCGGCTCCAGCCAAGGCTATGGCGAGAAGAAAACGACCAACTGGTTCCGCTGCACCGTCTGGGGCAAGCGTGGCGTATCGATCGCGCAATACTTGACCAAGGGAACGAAAGTCACCGTTCAAGGCGAACTGTCCATAGGCGAGTATGACGGCAAGCCGCAGTTTGATATTCGCGTCAATGAAGTCGAATGGCAGCGCAACGATGCGCCGCGCCAAGCCGCAGAAACGCCAGCGCAGGGTTCGTCATGGGACGACACCGACCTAGACGACAGTGTGCCTTTTTAAGATGCTGGCAAAGCTTCGCCCGTTCAGCCGCATGAAGGCCAAATACAATCCTACGCCCACGGCAAAGGAAAAGCGCCACCATATCCGCCTGATTAACTTGCCTTGCATCGCTTGCAAGGGAGCGGGCGGCGTCTTTCACCACCTATTGACGGAAGCAACTGGCAAGCGGTGGCGGCGAGATCATGAGTTTGGCCTGCCCATGTGCGACCATTGCCACCGGGCGCTTCATGCCCACGGCGACGAACGCACATGGTGTCAGGTGCAAGGCTTCGATCCGTCCATTGAGGCTGGAATGTATCGCCTAGAGAGCATTCAAGCGGGGATATTATGACCGAGAAAAAACAACGCAAGCCAATGTCCGCTGAACAAAAAGCTAAAATTGCGGCTACTCATCGCGCAAAGTTTAATGATCCCGAATACAGGGCAATGCACAAAGCAAGGTCGGCTGCTGCAAATAAAAAGTGGCATTCCGACCCTGAAAATGCGGCCAAATTTGCACAGCATTCAAGCGACCGCATGAAAAAGCGCCACGCCGAAGATAACTGGAAGGCTGAAGGTGGTAGGTCTGGAATTTCAAGCCGAGGCATAAAGAAAGCACTCGACACCCATAAGGAAATGTATCGGAAACTGGCCAAAGACCGATACGCCGATGGCCTTGGTCTAAACTCCGATGCAGCAAAAGCTGCAAAGGTAGCTGCCGGTAAATGGATAATGAAAGCGGCAAAAGACGCGCTACATTCTGAAACAAATTACAACGAAGTTTATCGGGAAGCACATTTGAGGCTGCGCCGCGAAATGCCCTACGACGGCCCTAGCGATGGAGCCGACTATCACGAATACATAAAAAAGCTAGGAACCGCGACAGTCAATAGTCCTGAATGCAGGAAAGTTGCAGATGAATTTATGCGGGTTGCCATACCTAGATTTGCAAAAAAATGGCAGGCGCAAAAATGACCGGACAAACGCTTATCCTTAGCGGCCAGCACCAGCGCGACCTTGCCAAACGCTTGATCGACAAGGCCCCGCCTAACGCCGTTATGAACGTGCGGGAAGCAACGCGCAACGCCGACCAGAACGCGAAACTGTGGGCGATGTTGTCCGATATATCACGCGCCAAGCCAGAAGGCCGCAGGATGACCGCAGAATTGTGGAAGGCCGTCTTTATGCAGGCTTGTGGCCATGAAGTGCAGTTTTTGAACGGGCTGGACGGATTGCCGTTCCCGTCAGGCTTTAGATCGTCGCGCCTCAATGTGGGGCAGATGGCAGACCTTATCAGTTTTATCGCGGCCTATGGCGACCAACACGGCGTCATTTGGTCAAAGGAAGTTTAACCCCCAAGGGAAAGGGTGCAGCCTAAGAAGCGGCCCTCAATATTATGACAATACGGACACAAGGCCAGAATAACTGGAACTATCGCCAAGGCTATCAGCGAGTGCAGCGCAACCCTGCGCCGATACAGGCGATTGAAACACCCCGCGTATCATGGCTGGCAAAGGTGCTGGGACGGTGAGCCGTGTTGTGTCTTGGTTTTCGTGTGGAGCCGCCAGTGCGGTTGCTACCAAACTAACTTTGCAAAAGTATCGCGGTAAGCGCGAAGTCGTCATTGCATACTGCGAAACAGGCGGAGAGCATCCTGACAACAAGCGATTTATGGCGGACTGCGCCCGATGGTTTAATCAGGACGTTGTGCGCGTCAAAAACACTAAATACGCCAGCGTTTGGGACTTATGGGAAAAGCGCCGCTTTCTGTCAGGTGTGAATGGCGCACTATGCACAAGCGAAATGAAGGTTGCGCCGCGCATGGACTTTCAGTTGCCAAGCGATACCCATATATTCGGATATACAGCCGATGCCGCCGACATAAAACGCGCAACCGACTTTCGCTCCCATTGGGACTTAATGAATGTTGAAACGCCGTTGATTGACGCCGGGCTGAATAAGTCGAACGTGCTGGCGATGATCGAAGGCGCAGGGATTAAGCTGCCAGTGCTTTACGGCCTTGGCTTTCACAACAACAACTGCATCCCCTGCGTAAAGGCCACAAGCCCTGATTACTGGTCACTGGTGCGCCGTGAGTTTCCAGAGGAGTTTGACCGAATGGCGAAGCTATCTCGTGAACTAAACGTGCGCCTGACCCGCATAAAGGACGAACGCACGTTTATTGATGAGATACCCGCAAACTGGCCTTGCACTGATCCGATTGCGCCAGCTTGTGATTTTATGTGCCAATTTGCAGAAATGGACAAAGCCGCATGACCCGCCGGGCTGTCATACGCGAATGGCCGCTATGAACGCTTGGCCTGCCATGATGCTGCGCAAGACAGCCGCTTCTTACTGCGAGCTGTCAGAGGCTGCGTTTGAGCGCGAGGTTAATGCCGGACGCTTACCCGCACCCGTAATGTTTGGCGGCAAACAACATTGGCATCGCGTATCACTGGACAAAGACCTAGAACGGATCGCCGGGATGATGTCCGACTGGCGCAGAGAAAGCCCCCTATATGGTAGCGCGTAAAACACTCCCCCATGTCAAATACGTTAAGGCGCGAGGCCGCGACTATTGGTATTTTGACACCGGAACATTCAAGGAAGGCAAGCCAATTTATAAGCGCCTGCCTAACATCAAAGACCCGTCTTTTGGCGCGTCCTATGCCTCATTCATGGCGGGCAGAACGCGGCGCAATAACGTGGCTGCGTTTATGACGGTTTCAAAGCTGGCAGAACTATTTGAGGCCAGCCCTAAGTTTGCAGCCCTGTCACCGGGAAGCCGAAAGAACTATGCCATCCACCTTCGCAAGATCGACGCGCTTGTAGGCAAGGCTCCCGTCAATGAACTGGAACCCCGTGATGTCACGCGCATGATGGATGAACTTTCCAAAACCCCCGGCACTGCTAACATGATTTTATCGGTGACAGGCGCGTTGTATAAATGGGGAAGGCAGCGCCACCATGTCGCCCGCAACGTCAATCCTGTGCAGGACATTGAGCCATTCGAACTTGGTAGCCACCAGCCTTGGCCTGATAACGTGCTGCGCGATGCCTTAGCTTCGCCAGATGACCGCATAAGGCTGGCAACGCATTTGCTCTATTACACAGCGCAGCGCATCGGTGATGTGTGCCGGATGCGATGGAACGACATTCGCGGCAATTCAATATCAGTGATGCAGGACAAGACGGACAAGCCGCTAGATATTGCGTTGCACTCCGCACTTGCCGCTGAACTGGCTAGGACGCCCCGCAAGGGCATGACGATCCTAACCAACTGGAAAGATGCCCCGATAAGCGACCAGCCTATCAGAAACGCCTTAAAAGCGCATTGTGCTGCATACGGTCTAGACCTTGTGCCGCACGGCCTCCGCAAGAACGCCGTTATCGCTTTGCTAGAGGCTGGCTGCACTGTTGCAGAGACTGCATCGGTGTCCGGGCAATCGTTCCAGATGGTCGAATATTATGCCAAGCTGCGTGACCAGAAACGCCTGTCTAGCGCAGCCATTTTGAAGTGGGAAAAGAAGGTTTAAGGGTTATGGAACAAACCCTAAACAGGAAAACATCTGGAAACACCGCCCGCAAACCAAGCATTTCCGCCGTTGACAGTAACGTGTCGATTAATGTAAGTTGGCATCAATCCAGTATTTTTTGGGCTTCACCACTGAAAACAGTGCTTAATGACCTCAAGCACTTAGCAGATTGCGGAAAACATTTTCGGCCCGGATCACGCGCGCCCGCTGCGTATTTCAATCGAGGGCTATTGAGGCAATTTTGAAGGGAGAAAGCAAATGACAGACGATAGATACGGAAAAATCCACACAGACGGGAGCCGCTCCGGTGGTCAGCCGTTAAACGATAGCATTGAAGCAAAAGCCTTGGCGCTGGTGAATGAGGTGCAAGCTGATTGGAATTACCAACTTGGTTCGCTGGTGTTTAAGCGTGACCGAGACATATTTTCCGAAGCACTATGCCGCGCCATTGAACAACTCGAAGCCTTCCGGCAAGAGGTGAGCGATGTGGTGGAGGGCTACCTAGACGGTCCGCCAATAGAGCGTCACCTTATTATTGACACTTTACGCAGCCTCATCACCCCCAAGCCCAAGCCTGACCCGCTGGTTGCTGTGGTGTATGAGGTTGACAATGGCCCTGCGTGGGACAGCCCCGAAGATTACTCCAACAAAATCCGCGCCGCACTGGAAGCGCGTGGGCTGGAGATACGGAGCAAGGGGCAATGACCATGTTCCTATGGATGCTCTACATCATAGGCACGGCATACATCTTTGGTGAGGATCAGTAACCCTTATCTTCAGCACCAATGGGACGCCACTTTTCCAACTTAGACCAGTGGCGTCGTACATAATCCTCAGCCGCAGGGGCTTTCTCACCAAGGCGGATAAGCATTGCATCGATGCTTGGTTCAGCAACCCCTGCAATCGCCATTTCGTTTGTATACGACACCGGATTGATTGCTGGAATATCTGGCCAGTAGCCCTTCAGCTTGTAAGGGCTGTCAGAGCGGATCAGCGAACGCGCTTGCAGTCGATACTCCCCAGCCATGTCAGAACGCCCATAAAACAGTTTGATAGCGGCAATCTCGATAGCCTGACCCATCAACTCGCGCTCATGTAGATTGAACGGCAGAACCTTGAGGCCCACCAGCATCATGACGGCGAGGCCAATTAGAGCAAAGGGAAGGCCAATGGCGAACGCAGCAATGGCTCCGACCAATGGTGGCACAAGCCAGAACCAGAACGCATAGCGCCAGAACTCATAATATTCTTGCAGCAATACGGCAGCAAAGTAGCGCGTCCCTGTGTGAATCACGATGCCTGTTGCGCCGTTCTGTGCAAAGTCGCGTTCGCTTTTAACTATGCGGATCATTGCGCCAAGCCCTCTGCAATTAGTTTGTCGCCCCATGCTTTTACATCCATCAGTCGGGCTGTGTTTTCGGTGAGGATGTCGAAGTCGGCACGGCTAACCACGACGGCATCGGCACTGGGGCTGTCACCGCCTTGGGCAGAATCACTTTCGGGGGTGGCACTGGCTTCCCGGCAATAACTTTTGGCTGACATGCGGCCAGCATACAGGCCAGAGCGGTCAGCAACATTACGGCGGTTTGTTTCGTTTGCATCGGTCAATCTCGCTATTTCGGTTTGCTTGTCGGTAACTTGCTTGTTCAGCGCAATCTGCGCCGCCCGCGCTTCCTCGCTGGCCTTCGTCATTGCCACGATGGTAGCATCCCGCTTGGCAATGGTGGCTATGGCGTCCTGTTTGCCCATCCACAGCCACGCAGAGAGGCACAGGAGCGCAATGATTGCCGCTTGTAAGGGATAACGTGCAGCAAGGCCGAACAGACGCTTAACGCCGCCCCACGCGGTCAGCAGCCAGATCATTCCGCTGGCCCTACCGCAAGCCGCGCAGACGCCATCGGCAACACGCCAAGGCAGTGAAAGTCATTCGTATCCCCGAAACCATAAACCTCTATGTCGCCCGATTCCGACACTGCAATGGCTATCATGGCAACCGTGCGGTCATCTTCGTCCGTTTCAGCCTCAATCGCATCTGCCCGTCTCCGCAGCATGTCGGGAATGTGGTTCGCGTTCGTTTCGTATAGCGTGATAACTTCAGCTACCATTCTCGCCTCCTGTGTCAGTTATCTCAATGCCGTCTTTGCCAGCCTTGATCGTGCGTTTAATCAGTTGCGCCGAAAACGCGGTTAGGCCGATAAGCACCTGCACATGAGCGGCTAGGGCAAGGTAAAAGCTATATTTCGGATTACCGGAAACAAGCCAAACGCCCACAGCTGCAAAGACAGTCATTGCTATGCAGCCGCCCAAGATTGCCGCAAATGCAGCGGCGCGGCGTCCGTCTGGTGTGAATAGGTTAATCATACCGGCATGTCCTGTGCCAGCCACCAGCTTACATCAAAGCTAGGGCAAGCCTTGGCAACACCGGGCCATTCATTGTGACCACGAATAACGATGCCGGGGTAACGATCCATGTAGGTATTAACGAGCGTCCGCAGTGCCTTCTTTTGCATCACTGTGCGGGTGTCTTTCGGCACTTTCATGTTTTTATCCATGCCACCGATGTAGCAAATGCCGATGTTGCCCGTGTTCGCCTTGCCAACATGAGCGCCGCGCTTCGTATCAGGCAAAGTGCGGTGCATTGTGCCGTCCAGTTCAATCACCCAATGGTAGCTGATCTGCCCAAACTTGGCGATGTCCCACTCGCTTATTTGCTGGTGCGTTACGGCGCGGCCTTCCGGCGTTGCGGCGCAATGAATTGTCAGGAATTTAATAGGTGTCATGCTGCAAATGCCCTCCGAGGTTCTGGCACATAGTGCGTTGGATATGTCTTGCGGATGTTGTCCCAGACGCGCTCAATGGGCATCTTGTAGCGACCTAAATCGCCATAGGTGCGGGAGCGCAGCACAAGCGTCATCGCCTGCTTTGAACGCCAGCCACCGTCGTGCGCGTGTTTGTCCATAGGTGCGAGGTTGTTAAAGCTGCACCACTCTGCCCCGCCCAATTCCTTGGCGCTGAAATGGTGGATGTGCCCGCCGTCGATATAGCGGAACTCACTTTCGCCCCAGTCAATCTTAAAGTCGGTGGACATGATCTGGCGCAGCGTTTCGGGCTTCACCTTGTGGCCGTGGTGAACAAGCACAAACGTCTTGCCCATGCGGTAGGCAATGAACGGGCTTTCATTGGCAAGGACGTTGACGCGGTTAGTGCCAAGGCGCGAATACAGCCGCCGGAAATGCCGTGCAGCCCAATAGTCGTTGGTCTCGCTGTGGTTGCCTTGGTTGATGATAACGTCAACCGTCCGAGCCTTGTGCAGCGCCTTTTCGATAATCGCTTCCATAATGTCTAGGTAAGCGTCAATCATCTTTGGAAAGCGGCTGTCGAAGTCTAGCTGGTGGCCGCTGCGCTCCGTCATGCCCTTCATGTTTTCGTAGTGTGTGCCATCGCCCAGATCGTTTATAACCATGCGGTCACAGTCAGGGGCCATGTCGATCAGGTCGAACGCCGCTTGCAGAATTTCCGCCTTGGCAATCTTAAGGTCGAAGTTCTGGCCGACCTCATCCTTGTGCGCGAGCATCCCGATATGCGCGTCACCGATGTTCAGCCACGGGATTATGTCGTGGCCTTCAAAAGTGTTTATGCGCGGTGGCGGAATGTTGATCTCGCGGGTGGCGCTATTCTCTATTGCGTCAGTGACCGCTTGTTCCCAGCGTTCGCGGATAACTTCGGCCTTCAGCCAGATGTTTTCGCCAGTAGCTGTTTTGGTCAGATGACTATAGGCTTTTAGACTAAAGCCCTGTGCGACGGGATGCTCGATCCCTGCCTCCGGTGCATAACCTTGTTTCGCCGCCTTAGCTTTAACAAGGTTGTAAGTCTTGGCTGGAAGCGTCTTGTCGCAGCCTAGATGTTTGGCCGCTGCCGTAGCGCCGCCGTGTGTTTCAATTGCCTCTAGAACTTCCTTTTGCCGAGGGGTGCAGTAATCATAAAGGCCAACGTCCACTTTGAGTGCGTATCCTGCCATCAATCACCTATGTCTGGAGAGCCGACCGCACAAAAACGCGGCCAAGATAAACGGCACTAAGGCCGTGCTTGCGATGAATATTATTGCGGCGAATGTTGCCCAGGCGGTGAACCACAGCAGCGATGCCATGAAGTCCAACGCCCGGCGCATTAGGTTAGCCAAGTCATCAGGGCTTTAGTAATGCCAGCACCAACCCCGCCACCAACAAGGCCAACGCCTATCAACAGGCCGCTCCCCTTGTTTTTAAGCGCGGCGAGTTCAGCTTTGTCCGCATCAAGGTCGTTGCGGATTGCCTTGAGATCGACTTTGATCTCATCGACAGCTTTAAGCATGGCTTTGTCGTGAACGTCGTCTGCTTCGGCCTTAGCCTGCAAAAGCGTTTCAATCCGCATGAGGCGCTCCCCTTGGGTCATGTTGCAATCAACCCATGATCGCGGCAACGGGTAAGCAGCGCATTAAACTGCGTAACAAGAGCGTTAAATTCAGCTTGCGTAGGTGCGGCTGCTGCGTTCACTCCATTTGCTACAGCAGCCCCTTGCGTTCCCAATATCTTAACGCCTTGGCGATAAACATCAGTTGCGTATACAACGCGACGTTGAGCGATAACGTCACCATCGCTAGTAATCGCGCCACACTCCGTCATGGCGTTGAGTTTTCCGTCAAAGCCATATCGGTAAACAGTGAAAGCATTTAGCCCACCGCCTGAATCATACATCAAAGCAAACGGTGAGGACACGTTTGTTCCGACGATATTGCCAAAACCACAATAGGGGTTTTCGGGGCTGTCCGTCACTTGAAGGCCAGCAACGCAACTCGCAGTGCCGCGATAGTTAAAGCTACCGGTGTTGCTAAAATTAGGTGTGCCGTCTGCGCCGCGATAGTGGCCATCCAACACCTGATAGGTTGGCGCGTGCGTTACGCCATTAGCATTGCTGTTTGCCAAGCTTGGCAGTGTGACGTAGCCGTAGAGCAGGAAGAAAGTGCCTGCGGACATGACTATACCCGATCCGCCAGAGCCAATCGTTTGTTCGCCACGTATTGATCCAAAACAGCGCGCAAATGACGCTGTGTCTTGCAGCTTCATAACCGTGCCGCTGCTTTCAACGTTGCATATTACGGACACATCGCAGTTATAAAAATAGGTGTTGCTGTCCAACTGCCACCCAATTTGGCCTGCATATGCGTTGAGGTTCAAGCTAAGGTAATGGGAATAGCCAAAGCTGTTTGTGCCCGGCCCGCCCAAGGCAAGCCCACCTGTAATGCGGTGGTTAATTTTGTTGTTGCCGCAGTAGACTTGGTCAATGAACGTGCGTTCAGTCCAGTAATTAAAGTTGCGGCCCCAAAGACCTACGCTACCTGTTCCGGTTGCGTTTAAACACTGAAGGTCAAACAGGTGAAGGCCAATAACATCGCCGTATTCTATCAGCGTTTGACCCGCAGTTGCCGTGCCTTTGATTGTAAACCCACCTAAACGGCCTGCAAAATCAACACTGAATTTTGCAATATCAAGGCGGTAATGGATACCACGCCCTGCGTTAAAGCCATTGAGAACGGTAGCATTCGAACCCGCGCCAACCAAAGAAATACGGTGGTCGTTAATCAGCGTTTCGGTGGCTAGATTTAAAGCAACAGAACCCGCAGGCATAACAATGGTTTGATTTTGCGTCGTCCCTGCCGCCAAACGAACAAGCGCCAATGCAACCGCCTGCCGGATAAAAACACCTACGTCAGCTGCGGCAAGCCAAGCGGCATGACTGCCAGCAAACTGCAAAACGTCAATGGGCTGGGCATCTAGGTGCTGCTGCACTGTCAGGCCGCTTGAAGATCCAACAAGCGCAGCGCCACCAGATGTCGCGAGAGCCGCAAACGTGCTGCCGCTAATCGGATCGATGTCGTGCAGCGTGACGCTTTCATCCGCATTCTTGAGAACGCCGCGATAGACAAGCGCAGGATCAAAGAAGATGTTGGCAAACTTGCCTGAACTATCCGCCACAACTGGGTTCGCGTGAGCCGTGCCCATTGCAAAGGTCGTGTAAACGCTCTGCGGTGTGGTCGTGCCTGTCGCGTAGAAAAACCACTTAGCACCCGCATATGGATTAGCGTTTGCGTCCAGTGCTTTGGATGGTGGAATGAACAACTCTGCTGCCATGTGGATGCCCCATAAAAAAAGCCCACGACTAAGGTGGGCTGGTTGTGCTATTGCTGTGGAATGAAAGACTTGATGAAACCCCGATTTTGGGGCTGGTCGTTATTGCTGTGGTGGTATTGGCCGTCCGTCGCCTTCGTTCTCACTGGCGGCAAGCTTGCCGGGTGATTGCGTTGCGACTTGGCGCAGATAGTCCTTGAATATCACAACATTTGACGCAACCGCTGGCGCTTTGATGTTGTCCAGCTTCTTCAAATAGGCATCAATGGCGCGTGGGTTGTTGGTGTTTGGCATGTTGGAAAGCCATTTGCTGAATTCTGTATTCAGCAGCATATCAACTGTGCGCTTCGTGCCGATCCGTTCTGCAAGGTTAGGGCCAGCAACAGCAACCGCTGCGCCTACCGCGTCACCCATCTGGAAGCCCAAAGCACCCCGAACAAAGCCACCAAAGCCCGTTGGAGCATTGTTTGCAGCGCGGGCAGTGTTGCTGAAGTTCTTGCCGCCCATTGCATCGACCTTGGCGCGGGCAAGTGTCCGCAAATTCATCAATGATTGGAACTCGTCAGCGTCGAAAACTTCGCGCAATGATTTAAGGTTTGCCTTCTTATCGGTGAGGTTCTTCGCCAGAAACGCAAGGCTAAACTCGCCGTTGGTATTCTTGCCAAGGTTTTCAGCCACTAACGCCTTAAAGTTGGCTTTTTCATCCGTTGGCAGTGCCTTGTAAATCTTTGCAAACTTATCGCTTGGCCCGTTGGTCGATACCATCGACAACAACCGCTGCGCCGCTTGTTCTGGTGTCACTTGCTGGTTTTTCGTTCCAACGATTGTTTTGACAACATCCTTCTTGAACTCGCTATATTTCTGCCATTCAGCGTTTGCGCGTTTCAGTGTCTGCAATGCCGCCGCGTTGCCGGAATCCTGCAAGCCCTGTTCAAGATCGCGGGAAGCCGCATTGATAACATCCAGCAAGTCTGTTTCCGCCTTGGTGAATGACAGGTTGTCTTGCTTCATTTTCGACCGGATAAGTTCGCGGTTAGCTTGCAAGCTTTCAACGGAAACGCCTGTGCTGGTGAGGTTGTTCTCTAGCTTTTGCAGGAACGCAATTTGCGCTTCATTGCCTTCTGGCGTCAGTCGCTTAATGCCGTCGATCTTCTCGCCCACAATGCGCGAGGCTTCAACAGCTTGCGTCTTGAAGTTAGGGGCTTGCAGATCAGCGCGGCGGTATAGTGCGCCAGCCTGTCCTTTTATTGCGGCCTTTTCAGCGTTTACCGCATCCTGCGCTGCCGAACCAAGGCTGTAGCCCTTGTTAGGTGTTCCGCTGCCACCGATCTCTGCCAGACGGTTTGCAATGGCCTGTGCATCTTCGCTTGCCGCCTTTTGGATTTTAGCTCCGCCATATTGCGAAGCCTCCGCGCCGCCGTATTGATCGCGCAATGATGGGCGAACGTCTGGCTGGCGAACTGGTATATTCTCCGCCTGCCCTGCCGCAATCACATCGGCATTTTGCGCGACTTCCTGCCGTGCAATGGCACGACCTTCCGCACCCGGCAAACGGTTAGCAATCGAAGTCAAAGCGTTGCGCGTTCCCTGCACTGCGGGCTGCGCGAACTGTGTTAGCGCATTCACCGCTTGAGGCCCGTATTTGTTGGCCGCACCGCCTGTCAGCGCACCAAGGCCAGCGCCAAGCAATCGGTTGTCGTTGGTATCCAAAGCGCCGTAAATGCCGCCGAGGGTCGCACCGCCCCGAATTGTTGCGAGTGGCGCAGTAACACCGGGGATGGCAGTCGCACCAGCAAAGCCAGCTACCTCACCAATCATTGATGCAACTGGGCTGTTCTCGCGGCTGTATTCTTTGGCAAACTGCGCCCGTTGCCCTGCGCTCTCGCCGCCTACAGCGCCCGCAATCTCATCAAGGCCACCGAGGGTCAGGGCATTAGCCGCACCTATCCCATAGGCTCCTACGGGGCTGTCAGCGACTGTTGAAATGGCGCTTTCGATCATGCCTTGCTTGCCGGATGCGAACGGACGGATTGATACTTGTTCGCCCCGTTGCCGTGCTTCCATAAGAACGCGCATATCTTCCGCAGGGAAAGGCTGCGAACCTAATTCTTGTGCAAGTCGGTTTAGTTCCGCAGGGCCAGCGCCTTTGTTGTAAGCGTCCTGCAAACGATCCGTGCGGGCGCGGTCAGCGTCGGTCACATAGCTTTCAACGGGGCCAGCCTTGTAGTTAGCGCCGCCACCTGTAACTGGTGCGTTAGGATCGATGATGCTGGTGGATTGATCTGCGCCACCGACTGCCGCCATGTTGCTAGGTTCAGCCGGTTGACCCGCAGATTGCTCAAGCGCCTTGAGCGTTGCACCGTATTTCTCGCGGGCAGTCTGGATAGCCGCAAGGAATGCCTCTTGGCTCATGCTTGGGTCAAGGTTCGAAATAGAAGCCGCAGCCAGCGCAATTTCAGCGTTTGAAATAGGCGTTAGCTTGATGCCTTGTTCCGCAAGTCCTGACAAAGCTGTGAAGGCGTTGCTTGCCTTAATAGGCTCAAGCTTGCCCGCTAAATCCTTGCCCGCGTTCGACACGATGGGAACAGCCCGCATAATGTTGCCGGTTGTTCCAGTTTCGCCCCAACCGCTGTTGTCGCGGGCGTCTGCCTCAAGATCGTCAAGTTGCTTCAAAAGCACCCGAACGCTGTCAGCAGCATAGGTTTTCGCGTTTACTATCTTGTCAGCGTCCGCTTGCTTTGCAGCCTCCTTGTCGGCGCGGTCTTCCAGTTTCATTTGGAAGTCAGCTTCTTGAATTTGCTGGTCACGCGCCTTGTATGGATCGACAGCCTTCGGCGTTCCCGGAATAAAGCCGGGCACTGCGGGTTGCGCCGGAGCGGGGCCACCGTTGAGCATTGCGAGTAAGTTAGGATCAGTGACTTCAGGCATTATATACTCCCCATTCGGCGCAGTATGTCGCGCCCGTATTGGTCTGTCTTTGGGCCATGCCCACTCTTGTCAGGGCCAGCAAAATAGTAACGCGCCGCTTGTTCAGCGTCGCCGCCGCCAGCCCGCCAAGCCTCTTGCAGGGCCGCATCGGTCAATCTGTCCTGATATTGCATCGCCTGCGGGCTTGTGCCGCGCAGTAAGTTGGGCTGATAAGGGATACCAAGCCGTGCGCTTAATGCCTTCGCCGTATCTGGCATAATCTGGCCTATGCCCAGCGCGCCAGAACCTTGAGCGTTTGCAACGCCATAACGCCCACCGGATTCTTGCCCGATTATTGCGCTTTTGAACGAACCAAAATCATTTTTGAAACCCGCCAGTGCCGTTGCCGACACTGCCTCCCGGTGCATCTGTCGTCCATTTGCCGCCCGGCAGTGGATAATATGTTGTGCCGTTCACGACTTTAGGCGCAGCCGCTGGTGCTGTTGATTGTGGTGGAATCGCTCCATTTGCAATGGGCACACCGTATTGGAAGCCTTGCAAGCCATTTTCGCCAACAGCCGAGTAATTGGGCTGCTGGAAGTTCTGAAACTCTTTCATCTGGCCCGCTTTGGCCACAATCGCGTTAAGGCTCTGGTCGCTATATTTGCCTTGGTACTGCCCAAGACCATCAAAGCCCATTTGAATGCCTTGCTGGAGATATTGCTCCCACGCTTGCGGGCGCTGTTCTCGTGGAAGTTTGATGATTTGGAATGCCGCATTAGAAACAAAATCTAGACCTTCTGCTGTCTTTTCGACTTGGAACTTATCCAACCGCATCGCCAACTCTGGATCAACGCCCCACATTTCCAGTTTAGCAAGAGGATCACCTTTTGCGGCACGGCGGATTGTGTCCGTTTTCTTGTCGCCTAACTGCATTTCGTAAACGGCTTTGGGGTCGTAAGCTGCCATCGCGCTTGTTGCGGCTTTAATCTGGCCAGCGTCACCGCCTAGCTTGGCTTGATAGAAGGCAGTGGTCGCTTGCTTACGGGCTTCAGCATCTTTGCGCTGGCGCATGGCGTCACCGACTTGCAAGCCCTGTAGGAGCGCGTTTTGGGCTGTTCCCGCAAGATTGACGGGCTGTAAATTTGCTAGGGGGTTCATGCTTCTAACTCCGCAATGCGTTGCTTGATTGCCTCAACCGAGTCTTTCCAACCGGGCTTGTCTTGGCGCTTTTTCAGCTTGGCTTTCAGTTCTTCTAGTTCAGTCATTTAGAAGATCCCCGGATTGCTCTTGAACATGTTGTTGATGGAGCCGTTAATGCCGCCTCCAAAACCACCCATGCCCGCGTAATTGCCCAAGGCGTTACCAAAGGACGATGTAATCCCGCTTATCATTTGGTTCGTGTTGTTGGCCTTCGCCACCGCGCTGTTGGCTAGGTTCTGGCCTTGCTGCTGTGCAATGTTGCTGGCCGCGTTGGCATAGTTGGAATTGACGCCCGACAATGCGTTTGCCGCGCCTGTGCCGACTTGTTGCTGTCCCGTCAGTGCGCCCAAGTAATTATAGAACTCTTGGCTTCCGATGTTCTGGCCATATTTCGCCAACGCCTTTTGCGCTGCACCTGAATTGCGAACGCCGCTTGCCGAAGCCCCTGCATCAAGTGCGCGGACGCCTTCATTAAAGCGGAACTGATAACCACTGTTATCGCGCCAATCGCCGAACCCCTGTTGCGCGTCTGCTAGTTCGTTGTTCTGTGGCTGAACCTGTTGTGCAAAGCCATATTCACCCTGCCCACCATACATGCCGTCAGTGCCCATGTTGAACCGTGGCATCCCGCCGCCGATGTCACCATAATCCTGATATTGGCGCTCGATCATGCCGTCACCGATACCCGAACCACCCTGATAGCCATATGGTGCGCCTTGTTGTCCGAAGCGCATTTGATCCATTTGCTGCTGCACAGGCTGCGGGGTGGATAGGCCAAGCAATGCGTTGATGCGGTTGTTGGCGGACAGCCCCGTTTGGTAAAACGGATTCTGATATTGCACGTTCTGGTCGCGGGCTTCGCGCTGCAATGCAACCGCTTGGTCATTAGCCGCCGTCTGCGCTGCTGTGGCCTTGTTGATTGCCTTGCTGTTCTTCGACGCGCCGATTGCCGAAGCCCCAGCACCAATAACCGCCGAGCCAATGATAGCCGCCGTTAATCCAACCATTAGCCTAACTCCTTGATAAATATGTTCTCGCTGGGGACGTAACCATCCATGCGATAAAGCCGCGAAAGCGCAGGGCTTCGCATATGTTCTTGGTTTGCCATGTTCATTGTTGCAGCGCCCAAGGCTCTCGCCATGTCCTCGCCGCGCAGCTTCATTGCCCGTGCATCTGTGCAGCCATCTTCGCGCCACCAGAACAATTCGGTCGCCGTCTTGATCTTCGTGTTGAAGTGCCAACCGTGAACCAGTGCCCCGAACATTGCGGTGCAGTCGTCATTGGTCAGCAATATGCCGTCTTCGTTCTCTAAAAGCCGCCACAACAGCTCCTCGCAGCTCTCACGGTCAAACGGCACATCGATGCGGGCATATGCCTTCGTGATAAAGCGTTCCGCCATTTCCAACAGTGCCGCAAAGTCGCCTTCGTCTGCGTTGCGTATCATGGCTCAACTACTCCGGGGGGAAGGTTGTTATTGCCGTTTATAGGCCCACCAAGCGCAGCGGGCGTAGATACAGCGCCCAGTGCGTGTCTATCGCCCGTCTGTGCGCCTGTGGCTTGGTTTGTGGTCGCTGCATACGTTACAGCACCGCCAGCGCGTGAAGGCTGGTCGTAATAGACATAATAGGTCGTTGAATAGAGCAAGCCCGTCACTGAACCGCCCGTCACCGAAACGCTTGTGCCATCGCCATAAACCCGCGTGTGGCCTGATATTGTGATTGTAGCATTCGCGCCCGCATCGGTTGCCGTCATGGTCAGGCCCGAAACGCCGCTAGACGTTAGCTGGCTGACCGAAGCCGCATCATCCGCCGCACCTTGTGCAACTACTGCCGCCGCGTTTGCAGCCGTGGCCGCTGCGTTAGCCGCATCCGCCGCCGCTTGTGCCGCGTTGATTAGGTCGATCTGTTCTTGCAGGCTTAAAAACGCCGCCTCAATTTGCTCAATCTTGCGCTGTTCCGCCGCTTGAAATTGCAGCGTTGGCCGTCCGTTGCTTTCTGTAATCGCTACATTACGTTGCAAGCGGTCAAGTCTCATCGTGAACGCCCGCCTGTTGCTTCATTGAGACCAACGCCCGAAACCCGAAAGCTTACAGGGTCAGTAATGCGGAACCGGAACAAGACGCCGGGATCGTCAAACATGCCCAAGGCCCGCCATTCGACGCGCTGGCGGTATTGCCCCTGCTGTCCAATGCTTTCCGCTTCATATTCCGACCAAGTGTTGCCCGCGTCATCGGAATAACCCATTTCGATAACAGGCTCTGCATAATCGCCCGTCAGGTTTGGCGTTGTGCCAACCTCGCAGACCATCCGCAGATTATCGATCTGCACGGCTTGCTCTAATACGCTGCCCGCCATGAATAGCCGCTCCATCGGGCCTTCGTCATAGCCGGAGAAAGACCAAATCTTGCCCGTTGTATCGTCGCCAAAGTTAGCGCCAGCGCGGAAGTTATCGCGGCCATAGCTTCGAAGCTCGCACCATTGCTGCGTCGTTACGTCATAGGCCATCGTGTTCGCATCATGGCGCTGACACAGGAACTTGTGGCGCTCATCCTCCAGCACATAGAGCCGGAATGTGTCGCTTGCCGCTGCCTTTTCAACAATGCCGTCATCTGCAACCGCTTGGGGCACATCGCCGTTGCGGTAGGTTATCTTGTCGCGGCCTACCCAAAAGAAGGTATTGTCCACCACTTGAATGCAGCCCGTGGCGATAATGCCCTGTTCAAAGACGCGTTGCTGAATAGGCGAATAGGGCAAGTCAGCGTCACCCGTCGCGCCCCAGAACTCAATGCTGTTGGTTCCGGCAAGGATTAGCACCCCGTCCAGAAACACAAGGTCAAGCAACTGGTCAGGCTCATTCTCTGCCGTGGCAAAGTCCAAAGCATCCCAAGTGCGGCCATCTTCGACTGCGCTGAAATACCACTGCCCCGTGCCGGAACGTAGCGCGAAGAAATAGCCAGCGTTGTAAGCAATGGCCCGAACGTCGGCGCTATCTGGAAACGCCACCGCCGCGAAGTCTGTGCCGTTATAGCTGTAAATGCTTGTTCCAGCGCAAATCAGCACTTCAGTCTCATTGGCGGCAATCGATGCAACGCCGTCGCCCGGTACCGTGCCAAGCAATGTGCTGCCACGATAGAAGCTTGTGCCCGAAAGCGTGAACCTGTCGCCGCCAAAGACGCCATCTTCTTGCAGTGTCGCACGAATAGGCCCGCTGCCGACCTCTGCCACTTCGACAAGTGCCTTGCGGCTCTGCAATATCACGCCTTGGCTGTTGGATTGCTCCACGAACATGTTGACCAGTTCAAGGCTAGGCAGATTGCCCCTGGTGCGCTGATAGGCGCTAGTCCCATACGGCAACTTCATTAGTAATACTCGCCCACTGGAATATCGCGTGTGCTGCCAATCTTATAGGCCAGCGAACCGCGAAACTGGTTAGCGCGGCGTGTCCACATCGGCCCAAGCTGCGTTCCAAAGGCTTCCGCAAAATACAGGGCCAGCAATGCAGCCAAGCCATCCTTGCCGCGTGTTGCCAATGGCGCATCGCTGTCCAGCGTCAGGCCGTGGCATATCTCCCAGCGTCCACCCGAAAACACATAATGCAATTCGGCAACGTCGGTTATCACAACGATGGCGCTTAGATCGCGGGGTGTCCGTGCCGTGTCCGCTTCGACTTCAATCGTATCAGGAATGCTGATTGTCGCACTATCTGCGATAATCCGCTCATTCTCTTTCGCCGTGTAGTCTGAGGTAGCGTAAACGTCCGTCAGTGCGCTGAATTGCCCATCGGCGAACATGCTGTCGTAAAGCCCTTGCAGAATCGTCAAGCCAGCTTCAGATTCGTTCGCCTTGGGATCGCGGCCCAATGGAATAACCCGTGCCAGTTGAAGCCCCAGCGTTATCACTTCGCGGACAGTCGTCATGTCGTTATCCCCTGCCCATAAGCCCCGCCTGTGACTGTCGAACTTTCCGACCAATCACCGCCCGTTGCCGTTGTCTGTTCATTCCAATTGCCGCTGCCGACAATTAACTGCCGATCCCAATCGCCGCCCGTCGCGCTTTGTGCCTCTGCCCAATCGCCGCTGATAACCACCCGCCGCGCTGTGCCTGTAGCCGATGCCACAAACGTGAAAGCCGTTTGGCCCGATATGCTGGCGAATGAAGTAAGATTGCCGCTTGTCGTCACCGTGACAGCAATGCTGCCTGCCAACGCTCCCGCTGGTGCGCTGCCCGTCAAAGTGCCTTGCGTTGTAAATGCCGTAGAAACCGCGCCTAATAATCGCGCTGTGCCTTTGAGTGTGCCTGCCGTAGTAAATGCCGGGCTTGCACTACCGCTTGCCGCTGCCCTGCCGCTTAATATCGCTGTGGTCGTAAATGCGGGCGCTGTGGCCCCTGTTAAAGCCCCGCGCCCTGATACCGTGCCGCTTGTGCTAAATGCTACTGTAGCGGCCCCAGACGCGCTTGCTGTAGCCCGCCCCGTTGCCGTTGTTGTAAATGCTACCGCTACACTGCCCGACGCAGGAACAAGCCCGCGCAATACACCCGCTGTGGTAAACGCTGGGGCCGTTGCCCCTGATAGCGTCCCCGTCGCCTTTAATATGCCCGCTGTTGTGAATGCCACCGTTGATACAGCAGACATGGCACCCGGTGCGGCGGGCGTGTTGACTAAATCATCATCGAACCAGCCAACGGCCTGCGCGTCAGGATCGAACCACGCAACCGCTATCAGTTGCGGGTCAAATATTCCGCTCATTAGCTTACCGAGGCGTAGAGACTAGAAGTGCTTCCCGTAATTGCAGCGGCAGGGTTCGGCAACGCGGTGGTGAGACCAGTCGAGCTTGTGCCGTAGATGATTGGCGCAGTGTTAGCCAACTGACCACCCGTTCTCGCCGTACCGCCTTTGAGCGTTGCGACGGTGGTGGCTGTCATGAAATAGCCAATATAGTACAAGCCACTTGTCTGAACGCGGTATGGCGTTGTCATCGCCAGCGTCTTGACGGTGTTGGCAGGCCATGCAGTTGTGGTCTGGTTGGCGGACTGCGCAAGCAAGTTACGGTTGCCGTCATATAGCGCGAAGAAATAGTTTGTCGGAGTGCCTGCCGCAGTCGTTGCGCTTGACAAGGTGATGTTAGAGATAAGTTGGCCAGCAGTTAGATAGATGGCCTGCATCCCCAACGTGCCGGATGCCGGAGCCGTGGTGTTGACTTCTGGGCAAATCTCGCGGGGCATGCTTTCGGCAAGCGTCCCACTGATGCCCAAGTTGGCGGCTGCTGGTGGCTGATAGGTATACTCCGCCAGCGTAGCAGTGCGGTGAACCCAAGAGCCGTTCTCATTCATGTTAAGATGCTCATCAGGCAGCAAGACGCAGTTCACCAAGTCAACGCTGACCGTGCCATCGAAGTGCTGGACAGTTACCGTTGTCGATACAGTCGCGCTGGCGTTGTGGATGTAGATTGCTTTGATGTTACGTTGTGTTGCCGCAGCAGGAGATCCAGCAATAGTAGTCGTTGTAGCAGTTGTGATTGGTGGCGTGTTCGTACGACCAGGAGTTACAGTCGATCCACTAATATCAACATAGGAGACATGCGCGTCAACGTCAGCCGCGCTGCCTGTGACAAGGCGGATAATGTCAGAGGTTGAAGTGAGTAACAGCATGGATTTAGTGCCTCACTTAATCAATGTTAATGTCTAGTTCGCCAATGGCAAAGCTAGGCGTAATGCCCGACGACACCGCAAGCGATGCCGACAACGCACCCTTGAAGAACAAGTTGCCCGCGCCAGATACATCCGAACCGATGCCAAAGTGCGTGATGGTGTTTGTGCCACCCGTTGCCGCTGGAAAGTTTACAGCAGCCGTGTTCGATGCGTTAGCCGCCGATACCGTCCAGCCAGCGCCGGAACGTGCCACGGCTACCCGCGCATAACTGGTATAGGTCGCCTCGCTGGTTGTCTGTGTGCCAGCCTCACCCGGATCAGCCGTGTGCAGCGAGATATAAAAGCTTCCGGCTGTGGCGCTATTCTGCAAGCCAGCAGCATCACCCACGTTCGCCCAATCGGTGTTCGTGAAAATAAGGTTTAGCAGAGCCGTTTCTGCTGCGTTCGTCAGTGACATAAGAAACGTCTCCTTGCAAATGCGTTGATTTATATTATATATCGGCTATGTTCACCGAAGAAAACTGGAAGCCGGTCAGGGAGTTTCCCGACCATTACGAAATTAGCAATTTGGGACGCTTGCGCCGAACCAAACCCTACCGAGGGGTAGAGGCTGGCCGCATTCGAAAACCCCAGATGATTGGTAAATATCCCGGCTATATGATTAGCATTTCTCAAGCTGCGTTTGCGCGGATGTCTCACCGTCTTGTCGCTGATGCATTCCTTGGGCCCATCCCTGAAGGTATGCAGGTCAATCATATAGATGGTGACAAAATGAACTGCCATGTCAGCAATCTTGAGATTGTGACCAATAGCGAAAACCGTATCCATTCTTATCGAGTATTAGGCATCAAGCCCAATGGCGGGCATGGCGTCCGTAATGCGAACGCTAAACTTACACCCGAAAAAGCCGCCGATATTAGGAAGCGACATTCGGAAGGTGAGAGTTACCGCCTGCTGGCTTTGCACTATGGCGTAACCAAACAGGCGGTAGCTTCAATTATTAAAGGAAAGACTTGGAAACAAGATTAGAGGGCAGTTGCGCCTACGAATCCTGTAAAAATTCCATGATCTTTTCCGTTATAGACAAGCTTCTCAATGCCGCGCATTTCGTGAATGCCAACGCCCTTGACGAAGCCATAGTCACGCGTGTCGGTGGTCGATCCGGTCATCTTGGCCCATGCAACGCCCAATGCCTGCGCACCGCACAGGTAGTAAGGCGAGATAACAGCCGATGCCGCACCAACCGCGCCAAGCGTAGCAATTTCCTGAATCTTGCGGATGACAACGCCATCCCACATCAGGTCGCCATCACGCCACAACGGGTTCGTGTCGCCACGCTCTTGAGCGTTTTGCAGCGAAGTGGAAAGGTCAGCCTTCAGATCGCGGAATGCACGGGCATCGCAGAACAGAACGAAGTTTTCGCTGTCCTCGCCAACGGTGACAGGACGAAGCTTCGGCGTTGCTGCCTCTGCACGAGCCTTGGCACGGCTTACGGTTTCCTTGGTCAGCTTCATTGCGGCTGTAACGGCTGCAATATCAGTTGCCAAAGTGGTGTACGCACCAACGGTGCCATCACCGAACAAGATGCGGTCAGAGTTAGCAACCAACCAAGCGTTGCGCTGTGCAGCCGAAGCAGCAGCATACGACAAGCTTGTGCCAGTGCCGGTGCTGATCGAACCCAAGGCAGTGATAATGTCAGTGCGCATTTTGGACATTGCCCAAAGCTTCAACATTTCCTTGCCTGCATCACGAAGCTGAATGCCTGTGAATTGCTGGTCGTTGTCGGTGACAGCAACAGCGTGACGGATTGTGCCGACTTCGATCTTGTGACCGTAGTTGCCCAAAGCTTCTTCGTTGCCTTCAAGCAAACCGTTTCCGGTTACGCCTGCGCCTGTCAATTCGGTGACAAGCGGAATCGTGATCCCGTCGCCAGCCTTTTTGGTCAGGTCAGAACGTGTCTGAATGATGCTGTTTTCGGTTGTGCCCATATACCGCTTGAAGCGGTTTGCACGGACGTAAGCTTTAAAGAAGTCTGCATCCCATACTTCTTCGACGTTAGCAGTCGTTACAGTTGTAAAAGCCATAATTTAATTCCCCTGCGGAACTAGCCGCCTAATATTTCTTCCAGTGTAGGCGGTCGAAAAGCTTGCCCGGCACTTGTCCGGCTGCTTTGTGCGTCCGCCAGCGATTGAGGAATTTGAACAGGTGGCTGCTGTGTTAGCTTGGCCCGTTCTTCCTCACGAATTGCTGCTCGCAGGCTTTCGATGTCAGTCGCCCCGACTTCCGCCATTGTCTTGCGCGTTTGGGCTATTTGATAAGCCTTCGCCCAAGGGTGCGGATCGTTTGCGACCTGTTCATTCAATTCGGGATGGTCGTTCAGCATCTGAACCAGATCGTCCCGCACTTGGGCAAAATCAGGGAATGCTTGCGATGCCATCATTTCGGACATGATTAACCGCGACTGTTGAGCCGATTGGCTAACTGCCGTGGTAACTACCTGTCCGCCGAACTGCTGTTGCCATTGCTGCTCATCCTCCCATAAAGAGACGGGCGGTGCAGCAGGCTGCTCGAGTGCCTGTAGCCTTTCTTCGAGTTCTCTAGCGCGTTGCTCTGCCTTCTGGCGGCGTTCGCGCTCCCCTTTTACGGCGGCATGGTCAAAAGCTGGTTCTTCAACTGGCGCAGGCGACGCGCTCTCTGTTTCGCCCTTGGGTGCAAACTTGCCATCAGGTGCGCGTGGTTGCGCTTCTGGCTCTGTAGGGGCTTCTTCAACCGCTACTTCGTTTACAAAATCTTCGTCTAGAATTCCGTCTAATGCGTCCATGTGAGTTTCCCGAAAACGCCCGTTACAGCGGCGACCTGTGAACGCCCGCAAAGCCCCGGCGACGGGCATTAAAAAACCCCACCGAAGCAGGGCCATTCAATCTCATTAAAACTGTTGTTAAGCGGCCATTCCCATCTTCATAGCATCCAACTGGACGCCCGCTGTGGTGGCCTCTGCTTGCGCCATGTTCTTGGCGGCTTCGCTTTGTGTCTTTTCCACTTCAGCCTGTGCGCCTGCCATCTGCAATTGCTGCATAGACTCTGCCATCGGGTCTTGCTGTGGCTCTGAAAGCTTCTTGGTGATCTCGCGCAGCTTATCCTTGTTGCGAAGGTTCGACGCCTCAATCATCAATTCAAACATGGTGGGCAGATATTGCGGCGGAGCCATTGGCGCGAGTTTCGCCAGTTGCTCGAATTGCTCAATCTGCAAGCTTGGGCTTTCGGTGATTTCATCGATCTGAATATCAACGTCCATCTGTGCCACCGCATTAGCTGGCTGCATCATCATGGGATCCATTTGGATTTGCTGTGCGTATGCCTGCGCCGTTGGTTGGTCGATCTCGCCAGCCTTCAATGCGTCGGTCAGCTTAATCATCGCCATCTGGCCCTTGGTGACGTTCAAGCCAACAAAGCGGATGTTCTTTTCGTCGTCAGTCACCCGCACCCAGCGTTCTTCGTTCCAGAACTGGCGAATGCGATTCCAGATTGCGCGGAATACGCGGATGTTGAAGTGTCGCAAGTTATCCAGCAGCGGGGCCATCTCTGTCATGCCGCCTTGCTGTAGTGCAAGAATGGCGCGGCCTGATTGGTCTTGCCCGGACTTGCCTTGCATCGTGGCGTTAGGGCCAGACATTTGAATGGCCTGTTTCGCTTCTGCCAACAGGTTGAAGTGCCCCGCAGCCATGTCACCAGTGCCGATGATCTCAACTTCACCCGCCTCTGCCACTACCATGCCGTCAGGCCGTGATAGCTCGTTGCGTAGTGATTGCCCGTCAATGGTAGCAGCAGCGGGGGACACACGAATCTGGCGGCTGTTGGAAAGATGCAGGAACTTAGAGCGCCGCTTGTTTACTTCGTCCTGTAGGCTCATCAGGTTGCGCGTGATGCCATAGCGGTCATTGTCGCGGTCAACATAAGCCGACTGAAGGATAAGGCCGCACTCTGGCTTGCCTTCGTCATCCAACCAAGGCGAAGGCGCGTAAGGCTCCAATTCACCGGCAAGCGTAAAGACAACGCGATACCAGCCCTCTGCCTTCTTGCAGTACATGGTGACAATGCGAACGCGGTTGCGGCTTGTGTCCGCCCAATGCGTGAACTTAGGCTTGTCGTCATACGTTTCCGATATGCTCGACGTGCCCTTGGTGATTGTCAGGTCAATGATGGCTTCTTGGCCTGCGTAAAGCGCCTTGGCTTCGCTGGCGTCCATCCATGTGACAAAGCCCAGATAGAGAGCATCGCTATAGTCATGCTGGCAGCTATGCGGGTCAACAAAGATACGATCCCAAGCCACATGCACGATCTTGGGGTCGATGCCTTCCTTGACGCGGTGCGCGATAACCTCAACGCCGCCAAAGCCTTCAATCAGCATGTTCTGGAATACAGCCGAACGCTTAACGTCTAGGTTCTGGTCGTCCGCTACATAGCGCAGCGCATCGGTTGCTGCCGTTGCATCATCCTCATGCTGCGATGTGCGCGGATATGCCTTCGGGTCAGTGCGTGTTTGGCGCTCCAGCCCGCAAAGATAGTCGATCTTAGGCTGAATGAGGTTCTCAATAACAATCGGCTGCTTGCGTTTCTTCAGCGCCTTTATTTCTTCGTCGGTAAGCTGGCGTCCATCGTAATAATCACGGGCGCGTTCTGCTTCTTCGCGGCTGTCTTGCGACGAAGTTTCTGCTTCTTCGAACTTGCGAATGAGATCTGCTAAAATGTCCATCAGACCTCCTTCACACCGTTTTCCAATCGCCATCGTCACGGGCTTGCGGCCAGTAACCATCGCGGGTTGTTTTCTTCTGTTCTTGTTGTGGCTTGTAACCGGAGCGCCGCAGCTCCTCTAAGGCATACCGCAGCGCGTCAATCGTGTGGTTGTTCTTGTCGCCCAGCACTGGCAGAATGTCGCCTGTGTGCTGGTCAACCTTGTAAGCGAACAGCGTAAGTTCTTCGATAACCTTGACGCAGCGCGGATGCACCACAATGTCAAAGCTGCGAAGGAACTCAACGCCGTCTTCGATTGATCCCTGCCCCTTGATGGCAGAAACAATCCTGAACCCTTGGCGGCGCATGTAGCTAACCGTCTCCGGCCTTGCGCTGTCCGCCCTTATGATAAACTTTCGTGCGCCTTCGATTGCGTCAAACATCCTTGGCAGATGGTCAATCTCGCAACCGATCTCATACGCCTCATAATCAACAAACAATTTGCGCCCGTCGATATGACACCGAACCAAGACGGTAGGGTCAACCGCAAAACCCCAGTCAGCGCCGAAGCGGTGAACAGCATCGTGCGGCGTATCAAACGCCTCAACCTTCCAGTTGCGAAAGACGCGTGCTTCGCTGTTGAGTGAGTAAGCCCCACCCCACACATGCGCCCACTTGTCAGGATCGCGCCGCTTGTCATCCTCTTGCTCTTGCCGCAGTTCATCAGGCAACCAAGGATTGCCATCCCAATTCACTTCGATCACAATTGCATCGCTTGGCGGGTTCTCACCGCGTAGTAATACATCAACCGGATCATCAGGCTTGCCGGGGTTCCAGCTAAACCACAATTCGCTGCCGGGCTTTCGTATCGTTGGCCGTAGCAAGTCTAGGCTGCGTTGGCTTAAACTCTGCGCTTCCTCAATCCATGCAATGTCGAAACCCTCAAGCGACTTGATACTGTCCGCCGTGTGGTTCTGCATTCCCTGAAAGATGATAACACCACCACCAGGCGTTCTAATCTCTGTGTCCAGAATTACGAAATGTTCTGTCACGCCCAGCTTGCGGATTTTGTCTTCCACCAGCAACTTGACTGAATGCTTTAAACTCTTTTGCACTTCGCGGACACACACTGCGCGGGTGGTCGGCTCTAACATACATTGTTCAATTAACGCCTCTGCGAAGAAATGCGACTTGCCCGAACCGCGTCCACCATAAGCGCCCTTGTAACGCGCCGGCTTTAGTAGCGGCGCAAACTTACGCGGGGTCTCTATGTTCAGGGTCAACAATGACACGCCGAGACTCCACAGCAGTTACTACAGGCCCACCGTCTTGCCCGGTTAATTCTTTGCGGCTTACTTCGCGCCAATCATCAGGGAACCTAGCGGCCATTGAACGCGACCAAACAGAAGCGTTGAACTTGTCCGCCTCCATCCCGATCTGCCCCGCATCTTCCCACCAACGCTGTGCCCAATTCCTTGCGCGTGTTAAGGCGTCGGAAAACTCTGGATGCACTTTCGCCCATTCGTAAACCGTGTCTTTGCAAACATCTAATTCCGTGGCGATGTAAGTGACTGACTTACCGGCCTTGCCCAAGGCTATAACCGTGTCGCAATAGGCAGGATCATATCCTGTTGGCCTGCCCATAATACTTAGCCCGTAATCGCTTTGATGGGGCTGCTTGGGTAGACCTCAATATCGATAACATTGCCCGGAGCCAGATAGATGCCGTTGGTCGATGATGCAGCGCCCGCGTTGTTTGTCACATAGCAAGCCTCGCCAGCAGATAGCCGTGCGACGTTAGCGTTTACAGGTGGCGTTCCAACAGATGCGCTGGAGCCGGTAACTGTGTAAGATACAGACGAAAGCAACTGACCATAGACCAAGTTTGTCGTTTGATCGGTGTCGTTGAAATATGAAACATTCAATGGCATGTCTTAAACTCCTTTATGCCCACACACGATAAGGAACGGCAGGCGGAATAATAACTACCGGCTCAACCGCAGCCAGTTGCTCATCAGTAAGCACAGCGCGCACATTAACGTGCCACTCTGGGTGTACGATTTTGACCGGAGGCTCGACGCTGGTGTCCCACTTTGTAATGGGGCCGATGATGTCGATCAGAATGTCGGGTGCTGCCCACAGACTGTTGTCAACTTCGTAAACCAGTTCGGCAGCTAGCAGTGCTGCGTCCATGTCGGCTTTGGTTGGTGCTTTTAGGTATAGGTCTATCATGCTGTTAAACTCTGCAACTGGGCGTCTGGTAGCCGTGTGTTGTAGTATGCGATGGAGCGGATGTGGCCGTTGAGGAACAATGTGCTCGCGCCTGAGCTGCCAAGAGCAATGCTTGTCAAAGAAGCGAAAACGCCATTATAAAGGCCTGTAGCCACCGCCGCTCCGTTTAGACACGTATTGAGCGCACCGCTTTCGTATGTAGTAGCCAGCTTAAACGCAGCTTCAGTTATTACGTTGGGCGATGCCACCACGTTGGCCGTGTCAAATACCGCGCCAGTTTGTATGGTCCGTATATAACTTGGGTAGCCGAGTGAGCCGCCGCCGCCGCCGACAATAACGCGGTTTACGCCTGTAGCTATAGCGTCCGCGTTAACCACAAAACTACCCTGCGTCTGGTTATACCAGCTAGAGAAGTTCGTGCCTGTCATGGTTGCTACGTCGGCGCTGCGGGTTACTGTTGAGGCAACCGTGGGGATGTAGCTGGTGGCGAAGGATGCTTGCTCTAACTGGGCACCCCAGAACAAATAGCTATCACCAACCGCAGAGTTATAGTTGCCTGACGCGGATGCTTGGTCGGTCTCAACTTGTACAACAGTATCAGTCACCACAGTCGCGGTCAGCGCAACGCGCCACCATCCGTTACCAAAATTGGTGGCTACCATCGACACGCCTGTGTAGTTTGTAGACGTAACCCCGCTGATAGCGCCGGTTGAGGTGTTTAACCATCCCCGCGCTGAACCAGTGGCCCCAACCAGTATGACGGCTTGAAATAGCGCGCCGGATACCGTCTTGAGGAAAACAGAGAAAGTATACGCCGACCCCGGAGTTACAGTTACGGGGGTGTTGAGGTAACGGTTGTTTGTCACACCGGATGCTAGAGTGATCCGTGTTGCGGCGGTAGTGCCATCTGGCGCTGAGCCACCGTTTGCGGTTACTGTTGAGTTTGCCCCAGAAGCCCAGTTCGCTCCAAATCCCGTGCTGTTAGTCAGCAAGTTCGTCCGTGCTTCCTCAATGAGCAAGCCCTTGGGTGCAAGCGTTACAGGGTCGTAATCAAAGCGGGGGGTCGTTGTGCCTACGGCCTCAATAAAGCCCGAAGCGTTCACCCGCGTGGCTGCCGTGCCGCGTGAGAACGTAATGCGGGGGTCTAGTGCGCCAGACAAAAAGTCAAGCGCCATTACAGGCGCAGATGCAAGCGCACTGCCACTCAGTAAGCTGATCTTGAGATCAGACAGCCGCAGCACTATTAGCGACCGATAATGGTTGCGAGAGTGGCCGTTGTGCCTGTTTTACGAATTGCCAAGCAGTGCCAAGGCAAAATGAACCCAGTGGGAGCAGATGTGACCGTAATGTCCGCCGTGCCATCGCGTGTGCGAAGAACAACCGTACCAGTGTTCACCACGATAATACCCTTTACGGTATTGGGTACAGTGTAATCGGTTGATGCTAAACTAATTACATCTCCGCCGAAGCCGAAAGTATCAGCGCCAGAGGTGAACTCGTTACGATCATACGCCATAAAAATCTCCTGATGGCCACCTTTACCCCAAGCGGCGATGATTTGCAATACATCATACGATGATAGTGCGACCCTTCTTTGGCCTGCCGACCTTGCGCTTGGGCTTAGGCGCTTCACCCTCAGCAGCAGGCTCACTCTCAACAGCGCCGCCACCTGTTCGAACCGGGTCAATCTCCGGCTGGTAGTTCGCCAGTTCGGTCAGAGCCTCGCGGATAGCCTGCTCAATGACGTTCTTCACCTTCGACGTATCGCTTTCGTTCGCCACGACAGGAGCGACCTTGGTGGGCAGCGACAGGAACTTGGCCTTGCACGCATGAAGCACACTTTCCCATGCCTTGACGACATCTTCCGTCATGCACAGCGTGCCGCGTATCTTCGCCAGTTCGAGTTCGGCGATCTCAGCTTCGGCACTTAGTTTGCGGGTGCGGGCTTCTTCGTATGTCTGAATAGACACCTCCGGCCTAAGCATACTTTCACTACCAGCTTTTTTTCTACCCTCATGTGTCAAAGTTCAAGCCCATCTTGCTATAATGTATTCTCATTCTATCTGCCGCTTCAGGTCTCAACATTTTAAGCCATTTGGACGGGTGATGTGCATGTTTAGCTGAATTACAGGTCCAGCACAATACCGTCACATTTGTGGCACTGTGCACCCCACCCAACTTGAGTGGGATAATATGGTCAAGCACCTTATCATCGCGCTCCATCCAGCCATCGCAGCATGGACATACTTTGACCGAAAACAACTTGTTAATTAGTTCGCTTGTGATGGTTCCGTCTGTTCTTTCGTTAATCAGGGATTGCCTTCGAGTGTTTCCGTTCCATTCGCCAGAATGAACCTTTGCGGATCGACATGGTTTGCATGTTGCCTGCCGCCCATCCTTTAAAGACGTATGCGGCGAGTAATCGCTAAAAGGTTTGCGGATGTTGCAAGATTTGCAGATCTTTGTTTGCGTTGCAATGTCACTTTCAATATCTTCTTTTGAACGCGCTTTGTGTGAGCAACAATATTTCAAAATCTTACCACCCCCCATTCGCGGCCATTCAGAGCGTGGCTTGGAATGTCCGCATCTTTCGCATTTGAGCAACTGGCTTTGACGCTCCGCCATTCTTTCAGCCTTTCTTTCTGCTACCTCAGCAGCCCGTATGTGCCGCTTAGGATCTGCAGCGCGCCAATTGACATTAGCCTCAGAAATACACGACTTGCAGTGGCTTGGCGGCGTGCCATGTTTTGATTTAATTTTATAGTATTGGGCCACCGTCTTTGCAACGCCACACTTAGTGCAAGCCCAAAGGTCACCTTTTTTGCGATTAGACTGGGCAAGCTCTTTTGACTTTTGACCTGTGCCGGCATATCCATTTTTGACATATCCATCGCGAGCACATTTTCTATTACAGTCAATACAACGG